CGAGCCATTTTTTCTGCGTGCATTAGTTGTGCATCAGACATAGCCATCTTTGTCTTCTGGCGGTTAGAGTAAATTTTACTTCCCGCTTGTAAAGCAATTTTTGCTAGACTAAACCAAGCCATATTAGTACCACTTAGCTTTTCTATTCTTCTCTTTTAAGATGTTTCCTTGACCTTGAACTTCTTGTTCTTGAGTCTCAGATGGATTTGTTGTTTCGATCTCAACTCCACCTTTTAAGTAGCCATCTTTATCTGTAAACTGTTCTTCGTTTACATGTTTTCCAGTTGTTTTTGTCATATATGCTCCTTTGTTTTAATTTTTAACCTTTTTTTAAAGATTAGTCATCTGTTTTTTTAATTATCACACTTCCTGCGCCCATATCTTTAGCACTAGGTAGTGTTTTAGATAAAATTGTCTTTTCAATCGACGTATTAGCTCTTAATTTTGCTAATTCTTCGTTTTGTTCTAGTTTTTCGTCTTGATTTTCTTGATTCATCATAGCTCTCATCTTATCTAGGTTTATTCTGTCTTCTCCTTCTTGTCTTTTTCTAGCATTTTCTTGTGCTTGAAGGTCTAACTCTCTAGATCTTAGTTTAGCAATAGGATCATTGTCAAATTGTGATGTAATTTTCTTCTCTTCTCGCATAAATTCACCCATCATGTCTGCAACTAGTTGTGCTTTTCTTGCTTCAATTTTTTCTGCCATCATTCTTAGTTGGTTTTGCATATTTGGATCTTGCATTGCTTGAGGATTTTGTTTCATCATCATAATTTGTTGCATTTCATTTCTAAATTCTACCTCAACTTGTTCTTGTGCCATTAAAGAAATGTGTTCAAAACAATTTTTTTCTAATGCTGCCATGATTAACGGATTATTTCTCGCCATATTAGTTGCCATAAAGTTTAAGTGAGCAGTAATATGTGCTCTGTGGTCTTGACCAGGGAAAGCTTTGAACGGTTTCCCAGCGAGAGCATCTATGTGTTCTAACGCTGGGTCCTTCGGTGTGGGAATCGCTTGTGGTTTTAAAATTTTATCTATCTCTTTTACACCCAAAGCTTCATACATGTTTCTGTATGCTTGATACAGATTGTGTATTTGTGGGTTGGATGTTGCCAGCTGCAGTTCTGACTGTGCGAGGGAAATACGCTGAGTCTGAGAAAATATGTTTGGATCTGCAACTGGCAATATATCTACTCTGTCATCAAAGTCAGATTGTTTAATCATTCTTTGACCACCAACAACATCGTAGGGATATTCTTGAGGTAGATATAACTTGAAAACTCTTGCTAATATTTTAAATTCTTTTTTCAGTGATGCATATATTCTTTTATGAATCGCAGACATTGTTCTGCTGCCTCTTTCTAGCAATGCTACGGTCGTACCCACAGCTGCCTGTTGATTACCCTCACCTACTTGCAAGTCTGCTATTGAAGCGAATCTTTGACCTGCAGATACTACGACGCCCATAAGTTGTAAGAGAGTTTGTGACGGCTCTTTAAATGGTAACATCATGAATGAATCTCTAATGTTTCCTCCTGGTGCATCCACATCTCTAAATTCTCCTGGTTGAATGCTTTGAGCGTCATCTCTAATTCTAATGCCTCTTTGTTTAAATCCTGCAGGTAAATTAGATAACGTTCCTGCGTCTAGTAGTTGTCGTAATGCAGAAGTTGCTGTTCTAGATAATCCACCAATCATGTGAATTAATCCAAAACCATAAAAGCCAAGTCCTGGTAAAAATTTAAAATGCACAAAGTAATCTACTTTATTTCTTAATGAGTCACCTACTTCGTAGTTTCTTTTTATTGATAAAACTTCTCTAGAGTTTTCTTCAAGAGTAACCACATAAGGAAGTTTAATTCCTGTAGGTTCTCCGTCTTGCCCCATGTCTTCAAAACCTTCAAGATCTAAATGAACATGGCACTCTAATAAATTAAATACATCTTCGTCTCTACCTTTTGATGCGCCTTCTAATTCACGTTCTTTTTTCTCTACTTCTGTTTCATTTACTTGTCCTGGTTTTAATTCTATATCTCTATAAAAACCAGCAACTTGTTGTTTTCTTAATTCGTTTTCAGATATTTGCACGCGATGAATGATAGACTCCGCATCATCTAATGAGGTAGCTGTATACGGAACAATCAATCATCAGCGGGTACAAATTTAGAGCAGGCCATTTGAGCTGCTTCATCGTAGTAAATTTTTTTAAACGCAGATCCTGCTAATGGTAAATGAAACAGTAAAGAATCAAAATCAGGTTCATAGTCTGTCATTTTTTCCATGATTTGATAATTCATAAAATCTTTTACTCTTCGTGATTGTTGTTCTTTGTCTGGTGTTGGCACACCTAAAATTTGTGTTCTAACTGGTCCATCAGCAGGTAATAATTCTTTATAAGCTAAAGCTTGAAACTGTGTAACAGCTTCTGCTAATACAGGGTGTGTTGCACCTGATGCACCTTGAAACGGTTCTGTTCTGTTATCGTATTTAAATCCTAAAAGATCTAAACCTTCTCTGTAACCTCTTTCCCAGTCTTTTCTAGAATTTTTATAGTCTTGATAATTTTGATATAAAGAAGTTCCAAGTCTTCCAAGAATATCATCCGGTAAATGTTCTGCTAAATTATCGTAATGGTTTTGTCCACCTTCAACAGATCCAATAGATGGATCGTAGTTTATATCAACTGATCCGTCTTCGTTTTCTGTAACCTCGACAGGGTTACCTTCTTCATTAATTTTCTGTTGCTCTTGTTCTTGAGCAACTTCAACTTCTTCAGGTGATGGTACTTTTATCTCTTGCTCTACGTTTGGAAGAGACTTGTCTATGTCTGCCATTTATTTTCTCCAATTTTATAGGTTTAACAGTATTATAATTAATAAGCAAGCCCTGAGGCTGTGGCCCTCTTTTAGGGGGTATAGTTTTAGTTAGTTTCATCTGGTTTATCCATATCTCTTATAAACTCGCTATACTCCTCTTCTAGCGGTTCTTCTTCTACTAATTTACCTGGACGTGTAAACTCACCTGTTTCTTCGTCAAACATATCATAAACCTGTCTTTTTCCTTTTCCTGTAAATTTGTCTATAGTGGTTGTAGTACTATACCTGCCTGCACTCGCAGGACTATCTGGCCCTACTAAAATAAAACTTGGGTTTTCCGGGTTAGGCATAGGGAATAAATCTTCAGATAATTTTTTAAAATCCATATCAGAAGGTATTGTTTCAGCTAAAGCTTCTGTCCTATCGTGTGCTGTTTTAAAATTAAATTGTTTAGTATCGTTTGCAATATCATCTAAAACTGATTGATATTCTTCTGGCATAATTTTTTTAAGCTCTGCTATATCTTCTAGCGCTGTAGTTAATTTGTTTTTATTTGGTATATTTATATAAGGCTCTAATATGTTTTTTACACCTTTTTGTTCGCCCATCCTAAAAACATCGTTATAATTACTGAACGTTGAATTTTTAAGATTCTGCATTCTGTCTTTAATCATAAACATCATTCGTAAAGGAAAAGGTCCTGTGCCTGATGCAAATCCAAGTCTAGTTGCCATGATACCGCCTTTTGACATAAAGTCTCTTGGAATATTACCTGTAATTCTATCAAAAAATCCTAAGTTCTCTTCTTCCTCTTCTTCCCCAACAGGTATCTCTGGTTTAATTCCTAGGTCTTCTGGTAACTCTTCTTCGTCAGGTGTAACTTCTAACAAACCTTTCTTTAATTGATTTTCACGAAGTTCTTGATATTCAGCTGCTTTTTCACCTAATCTTTTGTTAAGTTTTAAATCTTGAACTTGACCAATTAAAGCCGCTAGTCTTTCATCTTTTGTAAACTCTGGTGCAGCAAATTCTTCTGCGGGTGTATCCATACCTAATGTTTCAACTTCTTCAGCAAGTGCTTGCTGAGGCCTGTCTATTTTAGCCATAGCTTTTTTATAGTCACTTAAGAATCCTAAATCTTTAAGCACTTGTGCTTTTCTGTACGCATCTGCTGCTGGTGCACCAAAACCAAGAGTGGCCACGTTAAGTGCCATTTCTTTTGGTGTACGTCCTGCGTAT